ATAAGTCATTAATTGATAATTTTTCGTCACCTAACATCCCTAATATTTTTGATTTCTTAGATTTAGATTCACTAAGTGGAGCTTCTCCTCCCGTATCAGCCGGTGGTGGAGCACCTCCACCCATATCCATTCCACCTCCCGCAGGAGCTTCTCCAGCTGCCCCCGCAGCTTCAGCTGCTTTTCTTTCCTCTTCTGGAATACCGTATTTAGCATCAACCTCATCAAATACACCCGAACGTTTAATAACGTTTTGTGTGTTTGTTAATTCAAATCCCATTGCACGTTCAAGACGTTGTTGTTGTAAATCTAAAATAACTTCAGAATCACTGAACCCAAGAATATTCTTTTTAGCCCAAGTATGTGAAACAGGTAGAATACCAACTTGTGATTGGTCTGAAGTTGCGTCTTTATAAAGAGTAACTTTTTCTTTCCATTGTTCTATGCGTAATAAATCAGATTGTGCCGATGGGTTCGTTAGGGATAATGTAAAATTATTTAATTCATCTTCTAAACCCATAAGGTATAAATGAACTAAAGCAATTTTATTTAATTCCTGAATTAATGATTTTTGAATTCTATTAATCGTTCTAGCAAAACGAATATCCATTAATGCTAAAGTTTTACCCTCACCAACAACTTCCTCAAATCCTAAGAACGCTTTTGGAATACGTAATGCTGCCAATAATTTCTTTTGAATATATTCAATATCTGCAATTTCACCTAAATTTTGAGCTCCAGGTAACGTTTCAATTGGACTTGTTTGTCCTGGGTCACGTACAGGGATGAAATAATCTTGGTCTACCGCCATTTGATTATATCTCATATCAACATTACCATTACGTGGATCAGCAATTGCGTCTCTTTTAAACTTACTTGCCACACGTTGTACATATGCTTCAATATCTTTATCGTCCATATTACCAACGAATACTTTGAATACACGTCTTTCAGGTGCTCTTGATGTTCTATAAATTAACATCGCATCTTCAGCAAGTAAAAGTTGTTTCCAAATTCTTCTGATTTTATCTAACATAGATGTACCGTATGGTAATTTTCTATCGTCACCTAATAATCTAAAGTGTGCAACCTCCCAAGCTTGAAATTCCATCTCCTTGTTTTTCCAAGTAAAACGTAATTCTCTAGTTGGTGATTTAGCGTCTGACATTTGTCCAGGATTCTTAGAAGATGAACCTTCTATTCTTTCTATTTCAATGTTTGGTAATTGTTGTACTCCAATAATACCCTTTTCTGGATCAATTTTTAAGTATACAAAATCATCACCGTACTTACATAAACCTCTAGTCCACATTTGTAAGTTGGTGTTTATGTCTAATTTGTTAACGAACAAATCGTGTAATATTGTTTTAACTCTATCTGATTCTGAAAATATTGTTAATATTTCACCCTTTTCGGATAGTGTTGTGGATTCTTCCGCGTAGATATCTAATGCTGCTGAAATTTCTGGAGTAAACTCCATAGATTCGTAATCGTAATATGCTGCTAATCTATTTGGTTCATAATAAACCGATTGGTTATATAGAGATTGGTCTAATTTAGCCCACTTATCGGCAACGTATTGACTTTGTTGAGCTTGCAACATAGCTTTTTCGTACTCTTCTCTATTATCCGTCTTTAGTATTTGGTCTTTAGAGAAATTAAATGAAGGTGTTTGATTTTTCTTTACCTGATTAGGGTAACCAAACATTCTTGTTAATTTCTGAAAGACTGTGTTATTATTCTCTGCCATCGTATATAAATAGTTTTCTTTATAATATAAACCTTTTTATTTAATTAGGAAACATTATTTACTTTTTCCAAATAACCAAGAGAACTCACGATACATTTCTTTTGGTACGTTATGTGGATTATCCTTATGAAAAAAACTTGGGTCAGTCGCCATAGCCCCGATTGGATCTAATGATGTACCATATGAATAATGTGATTTATTCACATCATATGTTCTTTCTGACATAGTCCAAGACTCCAACATAGCTTTATTGGCGTTTTCTGTCTTTTCAAGTTGATTGAAACAAATATCGGCCGAATAAAGAGCCATCGATAAACTCATAATAGAGTCATCGTGTGATCCTTTCATATGGTCTGGTCTTCCATTCATATAAACAAACGTATTAAGTTCATTTAATAACCTATTTGACCTAACTAAAAATCCCTTTCTTAATGCCTCCTCAAATGCTGCAACAATTTGAGTTCTTTTATTATTAAAGTTTAACCCAGGAATTTTATCTAATGCCTTCTTATTATATTCCCAAATATTCTGAGTATTAATCCCATCAATATAAAGGTTCTTATAATTTAATTCTTGTAATTTTCTTGATGTTGCAACCCCCATACCTCCTGTAATATCAATTACAATAAAGGCGTTACCATATAATATCCCCCATTTATAAGCTACTGAGGCTAAATCATCGGGTGGTATTTTACCAATATATTCTGCAACCTGTTCTCTATCGTCAAAATCAATAATATTAATTGATGAAAAATCCTCACTATCACCTCTACTAACGTCAACCCCCATAATATATCTGTGACCATTAATTGGTTCCTTCCATTGCCAAAACGTCCCTTGCATATATTTTTCAATTGGAACCCTAATCATATTCTTTGCGATATTTTCTTGCATATCACTAGGAATAACACCATCTCCAGAACCTAAAAAATCACATTCTAACTCTTGAGCGATTTTACGTCTATCATATTTAAATTTCTTAGACATACCCTCAAACCAAGACGAAAATGGTTTATACCCTTGTTCAACTAGCTCTTGATATTTTTCAATATCGAAGTCATTAACAACAACCTCATCATCGTTATATTGTTCCCTATTCAACATATAATGACATATGTCACTACATTTAACCCACCTTAAGTCTTTGGTGTATCTCGGGTCTTTAAACCACCTTAAATCGGTTATATGGAAGTCATTAATACCTCTTAATGCTTGGTCGTAAACACCATAGTAAATTTGATCATATCCATTTGGAGTGGAGATAAGAATAATCTTACCACCCGTAGATAGGGATGCCATAGATGCTGCCCAAAAATCATCTCCCGCTTCGATATATGCCGCCTCATCAAAAACAAGTACGGTTGGTGTGAAACCACGAAGTGCATCTGCGGATGTTGCAACCGCCTTAACCTCTGATCCATTATTTAATCTAAATCTACTTTCGGAGTTTTTATCTGGTGAAAACCCAACATTTAACCAGTCGGGCCATTGGTCAATGAAATGTCTAACTTTATTTGCCATTTCAATTGCTGTGTCACGTTTATTCGCAATGATAAGAATTCTTTCGGGGTTCTCAGGTTTTGCTAGTTGTAGTTTTTTTGATAACCAAGCGGCAGTTACGGTTGTTACCCCCGCTTGTCTATATTTTTTAGTAATATTTTCATTATAGTCTTCATAGTCCTGAATCAATTGTATTTGGTCAGGAAATAAGTCCATAGGTACATACTTCTTTTGAGTGTTATCATACGTTTGTAGATACGTTCTCAACGCATAAGGAGTGTCCTTTATAATTTTTGCATATTCTAATAATTGTTCTGCTCTACTATTCATATATATAAATACAAAAAAAGGTGGTAAAACTTACCACCTTCGTATTATCTTGTTCGAATTGGACTGTCGTCTTCGTCGTCTTCGTCCTCCTCATCTGGATTTATACTACCACCGATACCAATTGAATTAAGCCAACCATTAATATCCCCCTGTTCGGTTTCGTCAGTTACATAATCTAAATCATTTCTAAATCTTGATACCGATTCTTCGTAATCTTGATCTCTAAACATTTGATTTATACCTTCCATTAATTCATTCATCAATTGTTTACCTCTATTTGTACCACCTAACACTTCTTTCATAAAAACTAAAAACTTCTTAGCTGGTAATTTAAAAATTTCAAGTAATAAATAATTTTGTAATTCTACTTTATTTTCATCAATTAGAATGTCTTCAGGGAATTGATTTCTAATTCTATCCCAAATTGCGGGTCCTAATCTTAAATCCCACATTTCCTTTTCTAAAGTATCTTCACTATTTTCAACGTCTTCAAAACCATCTTCTGGTTTACCTTGTAAGGCAAATAATTCTAAGGTACCTTTAATAAGCTCGTGAACCAATACAGGGAAATTAATACCTCTAGCAATTACTTTACCTGGACCACCTTCTTCTTCTGGACCTTCAGCACTTTCTTTACCCGCTGAGGAACCACCTAAACCTTTTATGGTATCATCACTTAATTGCCAATAATTTAAATCATTGATTGACATTAATGTACCATATAAGTTTAAAATGTTTTGATTTCCCGTAATTTGTTGTAATCTTTCGGGTAGTAATTGAAACATATAATGACCTTTTTTAGATGCTCCTTGAATGATTGAATTAATCATTCTTCTTTTTGCTTTCTCTAAATCTAAATTTTGTAGTTCGTTATAAATTTCCACTTCTGCCTCAATGTTCACCTCTTCGTTTGTTTCTTCGTCGCCCTCATCTCTGTTAAAATCACTCATATCGATTTCACCCATACCTACTATTTTCGCATCATATTCAATCGCACCTTCTGGTACTCCCATTTCTTTCATCACTAACTCAATTGCTAATTGTTCTAATTCAGTTCTATGATTACTTTCAGCTTGAATGATTGTGTTATGTGCAGATATAAGTGTTTGTTGTAATTGCATCACTCCACTCATACCCCTTTGTACTGGTGCATTATCCCCAAGATATCTTCTTAAATTTGAAACTACTTGCCTATATCTTTCAGAAGCTAAAATTTCTTGGAAATTGGTATTCGGTTCTTGACCTGTAGAAGGAAATGGAACTTTTTTTAGTGGTGTTTCCCCTTGAGATAATTTATCCTGTATACCTTGATCAGGTCTATCAGGTGTGTCAAAATTCATTGCCATTTCTTTGATATTATTTTCAATCAAAGATAATAATCTTTTTTTACTTAACTCCATTTTTAACTTCTTTTTCTTTTAACGCTTTTGGTTTAGATTTTTCACCTGGTTTAGGTGAATAAGGAGTTCTTGGTTTTGTAATTGGACTTTCTTTGGGTTTAGTTGGTGCGGGTTTTGTCATTGGTTCGGCATCAATGGTCTCAGTACTTGAGATAACATCGTAACTCATAAATTCAGGAATACCATTGTGTCCTTTTTTAACTTTTGAACCTACTTCTATTTCTTCTAATTTGTATTGAATCATTTCCATAATTTCGTTTTTTGATGTAAAACTATGAAAATTTTTGTTAGTAACCTCAGAAACCCACTCTTTAATATTGGATTTTTTACATTTACACTCTGACTTTGTACAATCACATTTGTTGCACTTTTCACATTTACACTCTGACTTTGTACATCCACAGTCATTGCATTTTTTATTCTCACTAACTTTTTTCTTCTGCCCTTTTAATATTTTAAAATCTTGACCGTCAATTTTACCATTATGGTTCTTGTCTAATTTCTTTTGATTACCCTTTAATTCTTCCTTCACTTCCTCTTCGTATGTCTCAATAGATTTGTTTTGTTTCTTCGCGTCAGTAATTTTTTGATTGGCTAACGGGTCTTTTTTTGAAATCATAATATCAGCTTCACCTAATATTCTACTCGCAAATGTTGCAAGTTGTTTGTCACTAAAATTAACTAGTGTTTTTTCTGAGAACCCTTCTTTCATTAAGGATTCAACGATTTCATTTCTTTTCATAATTCTTTGAATTTTAACTCTTCTTTTAATAATTGATAATCTCTTTGTTTTAGTTTTTTAGAAACAGATTCCAAAGATTCTCCAAACTTAAATGTTAGTCTGTCGAACTCAGATTCAAAATCAAATTTCTCCCAAGCCAACGCAACTACACTATCTACAGCATCAATAACTCCGAAATAATCGGAGTCTTGAACTAATTCTAATTTTAAATCTGTATTTTTTAATAATCCAACCAAATCAACATATTCCATTTCAGGTGATTTAGATCCAGATGTTGCTGATGCCGGTATAACAAACCATTCCTCTATGTCAATTTCAGTTGATGAACTAAAGATAAATTCGTACTGTTTTTGACCTTTATAATCCGAACCAATCTCATTGACATATATAAGATTCATTTATTTGAAATATTTGCTTAGAGTTTCTCCAACACTTTGATTAATTTCATTTTTGATTTTATCCATATCGATTTCTTGAATGTCATCAGATTCTTCGTCTATATCTGCATATTTTGATAAATCAATTTCACCAGTTTCAACAGGTGTATTAATAAAGGTTTCTAAGGCATCCATTGGTTCGTCATCACCAGTTAAAGCCGCCATTGATAATTCCTCCTCTATTTCTTCGTCATCCATTTCAGGTTCTTCAGCAGGTACTTCTTCGTCATCCATTTCAGGTTCTTCAGCAGGTACCTCTTCGTCACCAAAATCTTCATCTCTTTCGAATTTTTTTGCTATTTCTTCAATATCTTCTTCTTCAAGTTTATCTAAATCAACCGCAGATATAATCATATTAAGAACGTACTTAATATCGTCACTTTCCATTTTTGATTTTTGGTCTCTTAATTCTTGACCAAGTTTACCTGAAAATTTTTGTACTTCAGCCATATAGTCAGAAGGTTTTCCTTCTGCACTTGGCTCATCACCCATATCTTCTCCACCCATATCGTCCATTGA